GATTCAACTTTGGACATCGGGGATGGATATGCGGCGGCAGAACAGCGCAATCTAACTCTAAGTTTGCTTAACAGTCTAATTCAGAACCTACGAATTGAAGGTGGCGATACAAAGGTTATTTTGACCGGATATGACACAATTCAGCAAATTGCTGACTTGCTTCAGGCTCAAGAGCGATTTATGGATGCTAAGGAAATTATGCCAACACATAACGGTGTAAAGGGTGTAAAGGGTGCAGAAGTCGGCTTCCGAGTTGCTTCTTACTTTGATATTCCGCTAATTCCTAGCAAGGATATGCCATCTACACGACACGATACATTGACAACCGGACTAAGTGATATGTTGTTCCTTGATACAGACCATCTATGGCTTGCGGTGCTAAAACCAACTGAATACTTTGAAGATGGTATTAATCATGGCAACCCATTCGGTGTCGGAACCCTTGGAAACCAAGGTCTATTCCGCACAATGGGAGAAATTGGATGTTCATTCTTCAAGGGTCAGGGTAAAATCACTAACATCAAGTGATTTCCCTGCTCTTGAATAATTAAATGGAGATGAAAAAATGGCACTAGCATACACAGTGACAGTCCTTGCTGACCATAAAGGTGTAACTGCACCAAAAGCAGTTGGAGATGAATATGTTGTAGATGCGGTAATTGACGTTACTTCTCATGTAGCGGCAG